CTGGAAGCGCGTGTGTATTGCTCACAATAATTGCATGAGTTGCCCATCGATATGGGCAGCTCTATCTGCACTGCTCATTAATATACTTCTGGGTTCCTTCCAGTTGTTTTTGCATAGTGATCAGCCTCTCTCTGAGGGTGAAATAATCCCGTTCAGCGGTGTCTGCCAGTCGGGGGCTGGTTGCATTATCCACGCCGGAGGCGGTGGTGGCTTCACGCACTGACTGACAGACTGCTTTGATGTGCAACCGACGACGACCAGCGGCAACATCAGCGCGCAGAGTTTCATTTTCAGCTTTCGCATTGGCTAATTCTCTCGAGTACTTTGCATCGAGTGCAGCAACATCACGCTGACGCTGCTGCATGTCAGCGATGGTGGCGATCGACTGCTTCAGCTCACTGACTTTTTTATCACGCTGTTCTTTGTAGGCGATGGCGTTATCACGGTAATGATTGACCGCCCACGACAGGCAGACGATGATGCAGATAACCAAAGCATAAATAATCGCGGCGACTCTGCTCACTGCTCTATCCCCCAACAGGCTAATGCGCTTTCCTGGTCACGACGAATAACCTGTCCATAGCAGTTATTTGAACGTATGCGGCAATCGCGCCCACCATCTTTTATCCACCAGCGAATCGCCTCGCATGCGCCCTTACGATCACCGGCATTCAGCCGCTTATAAAACGTCGACGGGAAACACTTACCGGGGCCAATGTTATAGGGACAGAATGACGCTATACCCGCTTTTTGTGGTTCGGTCAGTAGTACTTTAATATTGCGCTCCACCCATGCCAGCGCCTTATCACGCTCAATGGCGTTGACCTGGTCGCATTTTTCCTTCGACAGTTTCATACCGGGAAAAACGGGTTTTCCATCCACCATCGTGGCACCCCGACAGATGGTCCAGATGCCGGACCCATCGCGGTATGCCGTTGTGTGGTTACCTTCTTTTTCATCCAGAAACTGGTCGAGAATATCAGGCGCGGGCGCACCGACGGCAATCAGTGCCAGAACGGCAGCCGACAGGCCGTATCTGATTTTTGCGTTCATGGATATTTATCAGGATTTATCGGTTTCTGCCCACGGACAGGTTTATCTGTTCCGGTCAGTGACTTAAGGTTGTGATTCCGGAGGAGTCTTCAGAGAACCAGTAATTCTTCCCGGTAGCTTTCCTTTGTAGGTTATCCATACATTCTGCGCCTCTAAAATTACGGGGCGCTTTTCCGGCGACTGCTCATCCCCTTCACATAACCCGGCAGCAACATCCAGGAAGACCTGTCTGATGCTCATTCTGGCTGCTGCCTCATAAAACTCCAGCGCGGCACCTTCAACACGGTCCAGCGAGATGTCCAGGTCAAAAATTTCACCGTCAAAGCGTTTTTTGTCCCGTAACGCTAAAGTTACCGTAACTTTATTCTCAAAATTGCGGATCCCTTTCACAATCAGTTCATAGTTTTGAGTCATTGAATTACTCTCCCCGTGCCGCCTTACGACGGTCCTCTCTGATTTTGAAATACAGGTTAGTCAGATATGTCAGCAGCCCAAACAGCAGACTCCCCAGCACGCCTATTGCCGCCCACTGAGACGGGGAAACCCTGTCCAGCAACTGCAGGAACCAGTAGCCCGTTCCCACCGCTGACGTGGTGTATGACACACCTGTTGTGATTTTTTCCATCTGGTCCATACCCCGTCTCCCGTTATCCGGAAGCTGACAACAATAAAAAAGCCACCAGTTAACTACTGATGGCTCTGATAACTCATGCAAGCGTCTCAGACGATCCACTGACACTACCGGTGAGTTTAACGATACCTTCCATTTGACTGGCTCACTTTTTATGATGATGCCGGTGCATTTATCTCCAGCACCAGACTTTCTATCTCAACGCCATACGTTGCATTTTTGGTAATATCCGTCAGCGTCAGTACATTTAGTCCCACTGCCAGACTGTCTTTTATGGCCTGGAATGCCGGGCCAGTACGATGACGTAGTATCACTCGGGCTCAGTTGCACCACTGACCACCACATCACCTTCTGCTGCAATCGCCTGCATCAGGGTATAAGGGGTTATGGCCACCGGACTACCAAACGGCTGCCAGCCCTCTTTCAGTTTATGTGTCAGCTTTTCCGCAAGATCTGACGGCGGCGCCGCCCTGACAACATCATAGTGTTTAAATGCCATGGTTCTTTCCACCATCTGAAAAATAATTCTTTAAAATACCAGACATGTAACACAGAAAAAACACAAAACCATACCTTAAATAGAAACCTGATCATCAAGCAGATATGCATGGATAAACTACAAGACGAGATATAAACCACCCTGCATTTAAATAAACAATAAACAACATCAGAAAAATAATTCTGCTCTATGGTTTATATTCAAAAATATCATTTATACTTTTCAGAACATCACCAGCAAGGCATAAACAAGGAAGCTAAATGAAGTGGATTGTGATTGATACAGTTATCCAGCCATCATGCGGAATATCTTTTTCAGTCATATGGAGTAAAATAAAATTAATAATCTGGTATCAATCGGATGCTTTCTTACCTCCTGAAAGTATATTTACACTGACTCACACAGGTATCATGCTCAATAACAAAGTGCTACCTGTAACCATTTACAACGTAGTACCATTCAATAAAACATTCTGGAATTTAATCAAAAACAGCCAGGAATGTCCTACAAATACAGATAACGTATTGAATGAATGCTTTAATAACCGTTGCACTCTGCAAATATGTCCTTATGGACTAAAACAACAAAGTCCATAAGGAGTTTACTCACATCTGACAAAATCAATATAAACAGCCCCTCCGGAGAGGGGCTGGAGAGTGGCGCTATGTGCCATTGCATGGTGCCGGGTGCCTCCCGGTGAATTCAGTACCAGCACCTGAATCCGCGATTATCCCATATACCTACTCGCTGATTGCCCCTCCGCACAGGGGGATTCACCATGCCAGTTTCTTTTAACAAACTCCCCGCAAACCAGACAACAGTCAACCGCCTGAATTGTGAAGTATTTAAAAATTTCTCCCGCTAACTGATACCCGGCTAACAGTCTGGCGTTTTCTTTTTCAGCAACGGGAAAGCAACAACCACCACACCCGCCACCAGCACACCGTCAGCCAGCACTGACATTATCCGGCTGCTGCAATGCCACTCACAAAAACAGTAAGCAATCACTTTTTACCGTAACAAGTGATAATCCAGATATGTATCTACCCCAGATGAGTAATCCGAAGTTCATCCATACCACAGGTCCTGGCTATTCTGTTGTACTCCTGAACAAGAGCAAATAATTCTGAATTAGCAACCATGAACTCATCGCAAACCCTCTGTATAGCATCACTATTCAGAATAATAACGTCTCTTCCCGAAAGACGATCAGGAGTACAGAACAAAACTGTCAAACGGCTGAAGGCCTTTGCTCGTCCTGCATTGACTATATCAATACGCTGCCTAAGGATGAAACACCCCGACGCCTCATCAATATTCACTCTACCCACACCATATGAATGATAAATATTTAATGCTGAAAAAACCATTAGACCGTATAACAAACACTCAATCAATACTTAACAGAACTTTTATTTTTGACAAACATAAAATATTTTCAACAATATCCTGAGCCAGGTATATTTCAGTATAAGGCTCTGCCGGAAGGAATCTGGAAGAATGAATATAGCGCGCTGTACTGGATTCGAACCAGTGACCGATTGCTTAGAAGGCAATTGCTCTGTCCGGCTGAGCTAACAACGCTGAATACCGATAATGGACCGCCATCGGGGACCCGCCCCCGCACCAACAACCCTGTTATCGTGTCGTCTGCTCTTCCTGATAAGCTAATGGCGGTTTGTGATGGTGGCCCTTGCTGGATTTGAACCAGCGACCTGGCGATTATGAGTCGCTCGCTCTCACCACTGAGCTAAAGGGCCGGGAGCAGAATAATAACGGTCCGTAATTAATTCCGCAATAAAAAACCCGCTCGGCGGCGGGTTGTAGAAACTCTTCTAACGTCAGGCATAAAAAGCCCATTATTATGACGAATTTACCACAGATTCCGGAAAAATCAACCTTGTTACCTAGTTACCTTTTTTAACTGCCGCTCAGCCCATGCTTCTTCAACATCAAACCGGGTCACCAGCGCATCATAGAATTTCTTAACTGTTTTTTCCCATGACGCGCGTGTTATCTGGTTTGTCACCTCGCATATAGCATTAAATGCCTCCGTTGATGGTAGTCTTTCATAGCCACGACCACCACAACGCTGGCAGTCTCTGATAACAGGCATACCACGTTTTACCGACTCTTCACGATGAATGGCGACACCACGCCCACGGCAATCCTTACAGGCGGTGGAAACCTCACCCTTTCCGCCACACTCCGGACAGGCAACTTTTACCACCTCCCTGACTTTTTTCCATTCTTCCCAGTAAGACGAATACACACCTTTCGTACACTTTGCCCATACCGGCGGCTTACCATCCGGATACTGGACCTTGTTTGTAAAAACTACGCTTTCAATAAATTTTTCCCCATAGCAACAAGGGCACTGCTTTTTACTCGCTGCGCTACGGGCATAATCCTCAAAAGCGTACGAAGCCATAATGCGCATCACTACCGGTTTTATTTCTGCCGGAAGTTTTCTCAACGCCGCCACACGATCGCACCGACTGAGTGCATAATCTGCCAGTAATTCTGTTGCCCGCGCCCTGTCATTCATACTGATGCCCATTTTCCCCAGGAACGCAGAAAAACCCATCTCAGCCCGATTCTGTGTCATGCCCTGCGCGGCCATCACATCAGTGATACTCAGCGCATCTTTTGACGTTGAGGCCGATGCATCGGTCAGGCCAGGGGATTTTGGGGAGTAGTATTTCGGTAAATCTTCCAGTTTCATTTTTTGACCTGCTCTTAATGCATTATGGGGTAAATCTTCACCCCCAGACGTCCACCAGATACTGGCTGACCACGAACGATATTGATTTCATCAAACTGCTCATCGTCCATTAACACTCCCGCATGCGTCAGCGCATCCAGCGGTGCTTTCAGGATATTGTCCAGGTCGCGACGACGCTTATCCGGTGGCTCTGCAATCACCTTTATCGCCAGCCTTCCGGACAGGCTTAATTTCAGCCGCTGCTGGCGAACAATAAGCGCCACAGCCCGGCGATAACGCTTTCCCTCCTCCGAGATAAAATATGTGCTGCCACGGCGTCGCCAGTAAGTGTTCACCGTCGGTGGGTAAGGTAAAACCAAATCTATGAGCATCAGTCACCTCTTTTACCCAAGCACGCCAGTTGCAAAGGCGTGATCAAGAAAACGAAAAATTAAATCAACCTGAGAACCATGCTTTTCTTCGAACGCCAGCGGATCCGCATGAAGCTCGTTGTGATGCTCCCGACACAGCGGTAGCGTGAAAATATCGTGAGATTTTGTCCCCATTCCGCCCTGACCATGACCAATCAGGTGATGGGGATCGTCGGCTGGCTTACCACAACACGCACACGGCTGTGTCTTCACCCAGCGTGTGTATTTCTCGTTAACCCAGCGGCGACGTTTAGGTCGTTTCATGAAAGATTCCGGAGACTCAGGATCAACGGCAATGCTGACCACCGTCTTTTCCTGTGGTGGGTTCTGTTGCTGGTGGGCGTGAGGCAGCGGCGCAAGATTTTTTGTGCGCTGTTTCAGTATGCTGGTGGCGGTCTGCTCTCCCGGCACGATGTCGCTTTCACGGTACATTGAGCGGATTTTTTCCGCACGCAACCCCAGCGAACGACGTAATACCGCTTCCGGTAGCGCGTCCGCCACCTGATTGCGGACCGCCCACCAGGATAATTCAGCCAGAGATAATTCACGCTCCTGCGTACCGCTTATTGCGTGACCGATGACGTCAATCATCCATGCTGACAGGTTTTGATGAGCAAGTTGCTCGAGTGATTCGGATGTCTGGTCACGCAACTGGTTGTCGCAGTGCCAGCACAACACCATTGCGCCGGTACCATAACGGTGAATGACGGTTTCGCTGTGATGATAATCGCCGTGTGGCCACTGGCAGGATTTAATATGGCGCAACAGCCAGTCAGACAATGCACCAGCACCACCAGCAGCACGAATCACCCGTGCGTTACTGAAAAACGGCAGCAATGTTTTGTCTTCCACTAGCGGCTGGCGAACGGCAGGAACGACCCCGGACGGCAGATTACGCATGCTTTTCGGTTCAGGCTCCACCAGCACTCGAGGGTTATGAAATACTTGCATGGATTCACAGCCCGGCCTAAGGACCACAAGCCCGAGTTCCGGTACCAGAACAGGTCGAAGTAATATCCGCACGTTACCTCCAGATCCGTTGCTGGTATGTGCGGGACGGACGCGGTGGGCGCTCGGAGTAAGGAAGCCTGACGGAGATTATCCAGTGACGATAATCGAGGCTGAGGGCTTTCTTAATCTCGTATCCGTGTCTGCGGTAGCACTGAATTAGCCACTCGGCCTGTTCTTCAGTGCATGGGGGATGCTGGAACCAGTCAGATTTGAAAGTGCGGGAACGCCGCCCGTGCCTGCTGGCAAAGACGGCAGAATCATCAGAATTGTGTAATTTGGTATCGTGCGCCATCGGTTGTCTCTGCTGGCGCAGCAGGTGCCAGTTGTTCAGGCTGGCGTGCGAATTGTAAACCAGAATGCCAGGAAAAAACAAAACCCGCCGAAGCGGGTTAAGTGCGGGTGCGTTGAGGATGCCTGACTCATCAGAGGTGGCGAGGGATTTCTCCCTCGCCTGGTCTCTTACTCCTCAGGTTCGTAAGCTGTGAAGACAGCGACCTCCGTCTGGCCGGTTCGGATTCGTACCTCGTAGAGGTCTTTCCTCGTTACCAGTGCCGTCACTATGACGGTTAAACAGATGACGATCAGGGCGATTAACATCGCCTTTTGCTGCTTCATAGCCTGCTTCTCCTGTCAACGCAAAGCAGAAGTGTCACCTTCGGTGCGAAACAGAGATGTCATGCTTTGGTTCAGAGAATGCGTTTGACCGCCTCGCTATATACTTCCGAGCGTTCTCTTTTCCCAACAGAAATCACGAAAACGACAACTTTCTCGTCTATAACCTGGTATACAAGGCGATAGCCTGAAGACCGGAGCTTAATCTTGTAACAATCAGGCATACCACGGAGCTTGTTTGCTTCAATCCGGGGTGACTCAAGTACTTCAACCAGCTTCTTTTTCAACTGTTCACGTACCGTCGAGCCCAGCTTTCGCCATTCCTTTAGTGCCCGCTCGTCAAAATCCAGAAAATACGCCATCAGAGTTCATCCAGCGTCACACGTACTGGCTTAGGCTTACGAAGCCGTTCTTTCACTATCTCCACAAGTTCAGCATCTTCATCACTCAGGAGTGTCTGTTTGAACGGCAAGCGTTCATTGTCAGCGATATACTCGAGCATGAGACGAAGCGCTTCAGAAGGAGTTACGCCCATTTTTTCAAGCGCGGCGTAAGAACGCGCTTTAAGTTCATCGTCAATACGCAGGTTAATGCTACCCATGTCTTACACCTCTTGTAATTACAAATGTCATTACAAGTATCGCACTACAACATGCTTAGGGCAAGTCACGAAGGAAGTCAGAAAGTAGTCGTAAGAACGGTGATCACTGTCCGCTTTGTGCCAGGAGCGGACGTTAAGGGTTTCCAAGGGAGCTATCTAATATGGCATCCACGGTGAACGCATTGCCAGCCGGGAAATGATGCGAATAACTGTGTTTAATTTTATCGAGTGAGATTACAATCGGTGGCGAAATCACTGTGCTGTGGCGGACTCAGCTCGGAATTTATTGAAACTATAACCTCGCTAGGGTCTTGCTCACATTGGGTAGGATCAGTCTTGTAATGCACCTGTTGTATGGCCTTGTTCATCCGAAGATCCTGCAATGGCTGATGGTGCATGAGAAGTTTGAGTGCAATGAGGTCAACACCAAAGTCTTTGCCCTCGATGTGGTGGCCAGCCAGCAACTAAGATTTATCCTCTATACCCACTAATCTCTGCAGCAGCTGCCGGCCCCCCGTGATAACGGAGATCAGGATGCATACACGAACAAAATTACCTGCCCCTCTCGCAGCTGATGTGGCGGCTCTCATTAAGAATGGCATGGATTTTCTGGATAAGGCACGTGAAGAGTTCGAGGCCAAACAGTACAAACACTCGGTAGTTAGTTTCTGGATAGCTGTAGAAATTTTGCTCAAGGTACCCCTTGCCAGCGAACACTGGACGCTGGTCTGCAGCGGTAAAAAAGTATCGCGTAAAAGCTACCTTGCCGGTGATTTTCAGTCGGTGTCCTTTGATGATGTCTGTACCCGGTTGAGGGATATCCTTGAAAAGCCCCTGCCTAAAGAAACCGAAGCTGTGTTTAATACCATTCGCAATCACCGAAACCGTGTAGTTCATTTCTTTCATACAGCTTTTAGTGATTCTGAGGTGGAGACCATTCTGGCTGAACAGGCTCGGGCATGGTTTGCACTGAACCGACTAATGCGTGAAGACTGGCAACAGCATTTTGCTTCACCACACAACTGGGCACTGGCATTAGGTGAAACACAACTCCTGCGAGGCAACGAGTTTTATGCCGAAGCCCGTCTGAAACATATCCAGCCCGAGCTGGAACAACTTGCGACTGAGGGCGCTGAATTTCATCCCTGCACCATTTGCCACAAGCCAGCAGCCATCATGGAAATTCTTGCCGTCGGGAAGAACGGTCCTACCGTTTATGAGCAAACTTGTCGCGTCTGTTTTCACTCAGAGCGCCATGTAAAGTTTACCTGTCCTGAGTGTGATACAGACCAGGTTCTGCCGGTGGAAGAAGAAGATGACGATACCTTCATCTGCCGCACCTGTAACGCAGAACTCTCAAGGTATAACTTGCTTGATGAGGAGAATTTTCGTCATGTGGACGAAATGATGTATCCCGATGGCCTAGCAAATTGCGCTCACTGTGAGGGCCATGAAACGGTCTGTGTGTTTGGCGAGAACTTCCTGTGCACACGATGTCTTGAGATCCATACAGGCTATGATACTTGTGAAATTTGTGGGACTCCCTGTGAAGCAATGGGCGAGACAATGAGGTATACGGGCTGCCCACATTGTGCGGATGAAGACTGAATCGCCACAAATTCAGTAGCCTTCTTTTAGCCTTCAACGTCTGCTCCTCGCTCTTAGCGGACATTAGCATAGGCTATTTACCATAACGCCTCATTACGCGTACCGCTCAGACGGCCTGAGCGCGTTTCTGACGTATCCCCGTTAAAAACAGTAACAAACCACCCGAAAATGCACGCCAGAAACGCTACGTAAGAATCTATGGCACTGTTGCAAATAGTCGGTGGTGATAAACTTATCATCCCCTTTTGCTGATGGAGCTGCACATGAACCCATTCAAAGGCCGGCATTTTCAGCGTGACATCATTCTGTGGGCCGTACGCTGGTACTGCAAATACGGCATCAGTTACCGTGAGCTGCAGGAGATGCTGGCTGAACGCGGAGTGAATGTCGATCACTCCACGATTTACCGCTGGGTTCAGCGTTATGCGCCTGAAATGGAAAAACGGCTGCGCTGGTACTGGCGTAACCCTTCCGATCTTTGCCCGTGGCACATGGATGAAACCTACGTGAAGGTCAATGGCCGCTGGGCGTATCTGTACCGGGCCGTCGACAGCCGGGGCCGCACTGTCGATTTTTATCTCTCCTCCCGTCGTAACAGCAAAGCTGCATACCGGTTTCTGGGTAAAATCCTCAACAACGTGAAGAAGTGGCAGATCCCGCGATTCATCAACACGGATAAAGCGCCCGCCTATGGTCGCGCGCTTGCTCTGCTCAAACGCGAAGGCCGGTGCCCGTCTGACGTTGAACACCGACAGATTAAGTACCGGAACAACGTGATTGAATGCGATCATGGCAAACTGAAACGGATAATCGGCGCCACGCTGGGATTTAAATCCATGAAGACGGCTTACGCCACCATCAAAGGTATTGAGGTGATGCGTGCACTACGCAAAGGCCAGGCCTCAGCATTTTATTATGGTGATCCCCTGGGCGAAAT